AAAACCAACGATGGGAGCAGCGTCCTCATGCACTTCCATTCTTCTAACATCATACAACGTACCCTTAACTTCGCAAAGAATAATCGCGTTCTTTACAGCGTCAGATCCTTCAGTAAATGAATTAAGAAATTGTTGTAGGTCTTGTACTCTCATTAAATTCTAACTTTCAAATTTCTTCAGCTTAGTAAGTAAATCCTCTATTTGGCGTGACAACTTAATGTTGTCAGTGTGAATTTCTATATTCTCTTGTTCTAAATTTGTCAAGGATATTTGTAAGTCCCCATTAATTTTTTTATGATCTTCATTGATTTGTTGGAGTGCTTTCATTTCCGGAGAATTTATTCCAATAGCTTTAACAAGAGAGGTTTCTCCCTCAGCTTCACTTAACTTATTTTTCAGCTCAACATTAATCCTACCAATTTCAATTAGTTTTGAAGAAAGTTCACTAACAATTTGTTTATTGCCATCCAACTGATTCCTGTCTCTTATCCATTGAGCTTCTTTTTGTTTCCATTCCCAAGTCTCTTTTTGATGTTGTTCAATTAGAGAAGTTAAGTCTAGAGATCCTGCATCTTTATCTTTCATATTGACTTTATAGGATAGTTACCCTAAAATGTCAAGTATGGGAGTTCCAAAAAGATTAACAGAAATGCAAAGACGATTTGCTGAATATATGGTATTTGGTGGACCTGACGGTGCGATGACACAGATGGAAGCTGCGAAGCTGGCTGGTTATAGCCCCAAGAGAGCGAAGCAAGAAGGTTGTGAATTAATGAACCCAAGGCTATCACCCCTAGTGGCAAAATTTATAGGAGAACTTAGAGAAGAGAGACGTAACAAGTTTGAAGTTAACTATGAAAAACACGTAGCGGAACTAGACAGAATTAAACAGGCCGCCCTAAAAAAGGGAAGCTTTTCCTCAGCAGTAAACGCTGAAGTATCGCGAGGTAAGGCCGCAGGATTATACATAGACAGAAAAATAATAAAGCATGGAAAATTAGAGGAATTAACAGAGGAACAACTAGAAGCCAAAATGAAACAGATTTTACACGACTACGAACCTCTTCTAAGTCCGAAAGTTGTGGAAGGAGTGGTAGACGAGAAACCATCTAAATCCCTACCATCTTCTAGTGGATCTTCCGAATAGATTTAATCACTGACGTTGGAATAATAGTTGTGTTACCAATAGTCTCAAATGTTTCTTTATCTTTTGTTTTTATATAATCGGTAAATAATCTAGTAATACCATTCTTTTGACTTGTTAGATAACCTTTGGATACACATACAGGTAATTCAAGTTTGTTTAATGATCTTGTATCAGACCAACCCGCATCACCTTCAATGTCCGCCCATTCAATTTCTACAAATGGATATTTAGAGATATCACTCCCTAAAGATTTTAAATTTAGAGGAAGCGTTTTTTTGTTCTTAATCCGTCTCTTTGATCTCTTTGTTGTTTTTCTCTTTTTAGGCATAATTAGTTATAATTTATAATTTTGTATATGTATGTAAAAAAAAACAGAAAAACCAGAAGTTCGAAAAGTTTACGGGCTGGATAGAGCTATTGCGACATAAGTGTACAATTAATATCAATGTGACATTATAATCTGTCACATGACACTTTTTATTTGCACCAAATGGCAGACATTATTGTTATATACCAACACTTCTAAGCCATTTGTACAAAAAGACACTTTTTCTACGGTAGTTTTTTTTAAAACTTTTGTTTTTTTTTAGCTGCATATACAGAAACTGTCTACTGCCTCTTTTTGGACACATTTTGAACACATTTTGGCCCTCTTTTAACCAAGGAATCTCCAAATCGTCCCCTCCAGCCCCATGATCCATGATGCGTGGTCTCTGAGTCCAGGTTAGCATATATCTTGAACCCTGCCTCCGTTGCTAGATTACAAAAAGCGAGGTCCTCACCCTTCCATAGCTGGTCCTTAAATGACGTATCCCAAAAATTCCACATATACTTAGAAGCTCCCTCATTAACAGCCCCTATCTCTTCATTAATCAAATTAATATTTTTTTCAGGAAAATTACATTTTAATTTTGGAAACTTAATCATTAGAGATTCAAATACCCGTCTGTGAATAAGCATTAGTCCAGCAGGACCTTCGTTAAGCTCAATTAAATCCCATGGTAAAATTTTTACATTATCGGGATCAGGATAAGAAACAGCATAGTTCATCACTCCAGGCTTGTTCTTAACTCTATAAGGAGTACATACAATATCTTTCTCCGGCACCAACATTCTAAGTACCGCTTCATGTGAGAACTCTACATCAGCATCTACAAATAACATATAATCACAGCCAGAATCTAAAAATCCACAAGTGGATAGATTCCTAGCATGAGTCACTAATGACGATCTAAATGATTTAAATTTACATTCAACTCCAGCTTTACCTAACACTGAATAAGTATCTAATAAAGATACACAAGTCTCCACTCTCATAGAGTCATAACATGGCATCGCAATATATACAGTTGGTTTCTTTTTATTTTCCATCTTGTTCAAACTCCTTTAACAAAGCATTAGAATTCACCTTAGCTCGTTCCTTCTCGTCATGAATTAGTTCATTATACTGGTCCAGTCGCTTCAGGAATAGATGCTTGTATGATCGTAAACCCTGGTCCGTGATCCGGAATTCTTGGTAATATAAATCAGGTGTACAAATCATAATGACACCTTGACGAATCTCGCTACCGTAATAGGCATCGTGAGCCATGGCGTAGGCTGCAATTTGCAGATAATAATCCTCAATCCATTCTTCTCTCTTAGGTCTATTAGATTGTTTAAAGTCTACAATAGTTTCCATGTCATTGTGCATGCATACAAGGTCAGTAGAGCCAGCATATAACCCAGGGTAATGTAACATAACTTCTGAACCATAGGTTTCCGAAACAGGTGCAAGACCCACTTCAATAATTTTTTGGGCCATGGGCCGCGCCTCGCGTCCGATTGGCGTAAGATCATCGTAGCCAATGTCCGTGATATGAGACTCAAGGAATTTGTGCATGCTTGTCCCTCGCTGAGAAGAAATATTTTTGATTGATTCTGCTTTTTCATGTCCAACTTTTTTTTTCCAAGCCGTTAGATACTCCTGATTCTTGGTCTTTGCAAGGATAGTCGTGACCGAGGGAAGTTTAACACCCGCAAAGTCATAGAACCGTGTTCCGGTCTTGGAGTCCGTGACTTGTTTTCCTGATATATAATGATACTTTTTACTTTTTTTCATTTAGCTCCTTTTTTAATATTAGCAATATGTTCCATAGGTTGTAGATTACTTTTATCCCAACACGCTATGAACTGGAGCGGGCAATTTTGATCCCATTTAGCAACAGCTATAATATGGTCTACATCCCAACCCCCTTTACCATAATTTTCTCGTGTCATCCAAGAATCCCACGTTGAACACGACTCGAAATGCTTGAATAGTTCTTCAACCGTACAACCAATTATTTTCATAGTTGAAGCTGATTTCCTTCTACCTTGTAAAGCTCTGCATAGCGAAGTTCTCAGGTTTTTTGTTAGCCTAAAATTAGGATCGGTCGCACGTTTATATGCTGCATATTTTCTCTTCCTTTCTCTTACTTTCTCTCGATTTGCTGCTGACCATTTTCTACTAATTTCTCTTGCTTTTTCTGGATTTGCTGCTCTCCATTTTTTCTTGGCTTCTCTTACTCTCTCTGGATTTGCTGCTTCATATTTTTTCTTGATTTCTCTTACTCTCTCTGGATTAGCTGCTGCCCATTTTCTAGTAATTTCTCTCCTTTTTTCTGGATTAGCTGCTGCCCATTTTTTCTTATATTCTCTTGCTTTTTCTGGATCTTTATAAGGCATTACGCTTCTTCCAATACTTATAAAAACCTTTATCTTTCAAATACTTAGCAATACGATCAGAAGAGACTTGACCTGTCACAATACAATCGTATATAATTTCGTAAAATTTTTTATTCATCGATTAATAACCTTTCCGTTGTACTGTCCTTTTTCATTTCTATCCACCTTATATTTCTTAGCCCATTCTTCCCGACCCTGGGCAGAAGGAAATTCAACTTTTCCTTCGTCATCAACGTAAACAATTTCTATTGTTATATATTTTTTTAAAGGGGAAGTAACCGTGCGATTGATACGACGTCCTAGAGTTTTAGTTCCTTGTCGTGTGTTTTTGTACTTAACGTCAACGTAGCGGGTTTCTCCTGTTTCCTGATGAACGAGAACCAGATCAATAGGACCACTCATTCCTTTAAAAACAAGATAACCTAATTTCCTAAAATAAGCTGCGGCTTCAAGTTCGCAGGCATCCCCCTTTTGCTGTGCCTGCTGGCCCTTGAGAATCTGCGTCTCTACATCTAAATTGTTACTTGTCATTTTTCACCGGTGAGATTTTCCATCTACTTTTAGCTGTACGCCAGCCATTCTTAGAAACGTCCCAGTACCTTTTGCACAAGTTCCCCGTGCTTTTTGCCGTGAACTCATACTGCATATCCGACTTCGAATCATAAGGCCGCTTGATCTTCTTGCCATCCGACTTCGAATAATAACTTATGGTG